CGGCGTACGCGGTCAACCAAGAAGCATGGCTATTGACACTGAACGGCTGGCAATCCCGGGACAGCCTAGTAGGTGGAATGAGTGGGACCAAGTGGAATAACCGTGAATAAAGGCTGACGCAAGTCAGTTGGCGCGGCCACCCTAGTCAGTAGTAGCCATCCTTGTTGGTGAATGCGCAGTGATGATGCGCTAATCAGGTGAGCGAGACCATCCCCGGTGTAGCGATACGGTGCGGGTGTAGGCGGCGAGATGAGTATGGTTAGCCGCCAGGGTACGGGTTAAAACGAGGCGTCATCACCAACACGCCTATCGCCACCAAGCCGGGATCATCTCCGGCCACCAACACCAATCATCCCCTCCCCTCACCGGGACTTTGCCCCGCCAGTGAAAGCTGCGCGGGGCATTCTTTTATGGACAGGACAATCCTTTGATTAGGAATCCTGTAAATCAATGAGCATTGAAAAACAATCAAACAATCAAAAGGGCGGCGCACGACCAGGAGCGGGCCGAAAGAAGGGTGAGCCGAACAAGCGCACCGCCGAAGCTCAAGAGATGGCCGCAGCTACTGGTCTGACGCCGCTTGAGTACATGCTGCAAGTGATGCGCGATGAAGGCGAAGATAGCCCGCGCCGCTTGTCTGCTGCTCAAGCTGCTGCGCCTTATGTCCATGCGAAGCTGTCGAGCGTTGAGCTGACTGGCAAGGATGGCGCTCCGGTAGATATGAACTGGAATATCAGTTTCAGCACGCCTGTGTTGAGCGATGCCGAGCATTAAGTTTCCCGCGAAGCTGGATTTCCTTTTAACGGGCCAGCAGCGATACAAGGGGGCGAAGGGTGGGCGAGGTAGCGCGAAGTCATGGAGCTTTGCGCAAGCGCTGCTGATCCTTGGCAGTACGAAGAAGCTCCGCATCCTCTGTACTCGTGAGGTGCAGAAGTCGATCAAGCAGTCTGTCCACAAGCTGCTGAAAGATCAGATTGAACGGCTGGGCCTGAGCAAGTTCTACCAGGTACTAGAGAACGAGATACGCGGCAAGAACGGCACGGAGTTTAGTTTCTCTGGCCTGAGCGATCAGACGGTGGACTCGATCAAGTCGTTTGAGGGCTGCGACATTGTGTGGGTTGAGGAAGCGCAGAGCGTTAGTCGTCGCTCGTGGAAAACCTTGATTCCGACCATTCGTAAAGACGGCTCGCAAATCTGGATCAGCTTCAATCCTGAGCTTGACACGGATGAGACGTACGACCGCTTTGTAACTAACGCGCCGGATGACTGCCTGATTGTCGATATGAATTACACCGACAATGAATGGTTCCCCGAAGTGCTTGAAAAGGAACGGTTGCACGCCAAGGCAACGTTGCCCATTGCCGAGTACGAGAATATTTGGGAAGGCAAGTGTATGCCTGCCGTGGTGGGCGCGATCTACTTCGCGGAGATATCCACCGCTGAGACTGAGCGCCGCATCTGCAATGTGCCATACGATCCGCTGCTGAAGGTGCATGTTGTCTTCGACCTTGGTTGGAACGATGCAATGGCAATCAGCCTTGTGCAACGCCAGTCCTCCGAGCTGCGGCTTATCGAGTACATCGAGGACAGCCACAAGACGCTGGATCATTACTCGGCTGAGTTGAAGAAGAAGAACTTCAACTGGGGAACGGTCTATCTGCCCCACGATGGCGACCACAAGAATATCCAGACCGGCAAGAGCGCGAAGGAAACGATGGAGGCGCTAGGCTGGACGGTGAAGATTACGCCGAACATGAGCGTCGAGGAAGGCATCAGGGCGTCACGTATGGCGTTCAGGCGCGTCTATTTCGACAAGAACAACACAGCACAGCTAGTTCAGTGTTTGAAGCGCTACAAGCGCGCTATCAACCAGCAGACGCAAGAGGCAGGCGCACCGTTTCATGATAAATGGAGTCACGGCGCTGACTGCTTCCGCTATGTGGCGATCAACGCTGACGATATGACGAACGAGGATTGGGGTGGCAAGCTTACTTACGCCCGCCTCTCGACTGCATAACCCAATAAAGGCACCGCCGTGAGGCGTCCCGAGACTAAATGACAAAACGTAAGCCGATGACCGTAGACGAGATCAGTTCGCTCGTTGACGCAGAGATTCGCGACGCCGTGAACTACTGCGGTCCGCTGTCGGCTGCGCGCAAGAAGAATCTGAATTACTTCCTCGGCCTGGCCATTGGCGATCTTGCGCCTCCTGAGATTGACGGTCGCTCGTCGGTAGTCGATCCAGTGGTGCGCAATACCGTGCTTGGCATGGAAGCGCCGCTTATCAAGACGTTTTGCGGCACCGATAACGTGGTGGAGTTCTCCGCTACGACTGAGGATGACGAGGACAAGGCCAAGCAGGCTACCGATTACCTGAACCATATCCTGCGCAAGAAGAATCCAGGCTACTCGATCATCAGCACGTGGATTCGTGATGCCCTAGTACAGAAAGTCGGCTACATCGCTGTATGGTGGGACGATAGTAAGATCGAATCTACCGAGGAATATCGCGGACAGACTGCCGAGCAATTGGCAATCCTGTTCGATGATGGCGAGGTAGAGCCGACTGCGCAGAAGTCTTACCCTGATCCTGACGAGGCGAAGCAGAAGGCGAAGCAGTTGGAGCAGATGCGCGAGCAGTTCAATGTGCTGCCGGCGCAAGCTGCGAAAGGGCTGATTGATCCGCAAGTTGTAATGCAAGCTGCGCGCCAGTTGGAAGCCTTCGAGAACCAACCCGCAACGATGCTCTATGACGTATCTGTCAAGCGCGTCAAGAAGGGCGGACGACTGTGCATCGAGAACATCCCGCCTGAGGAAATGCTTGTATCACGCCGCTGCAAGTCACTGGACGATAAGACGTTCAAAGGTCGTCGCCTGCGCCGCACGATCAACCAATTGCGCGCCAGTGGCTACAAGAACGTTGACAGCATCAGCAGCGACGATAGCGCAGACCTGAACGACGAGGCGCGCGCACGTAACTACCTTGGCGACAACATGCCGACCAATGGGATCGAGATTGACCCGGGCCAGCGTGAAGTATGGATCACTGAATGCTACGTTCATGCAGACTTTGACGGCACCGGCATCGCTGAGTGGCACAAGATTGTGCGCGCTGGCGATCAGTTGTTAGAGGATGAGCCATGCGACGAACACCCGTTCGTTGACCTCTGCCCTATTCCTCTGCCGCATCAGCACGTGGGCATGTGTCCTGCTGATCTTGGCGTAGAGCCGCAGCGTGTGAGCACTGCGCTCCTGCGCGCACAGCTGGACAATGTGTACCTGCAAGTGAACGGCCGCTACTTCGCTGTCAATGGACAGGTCAACCTTGACGACCTTCTGACATCTCGCCCTGGTGGCGTGGTGCGGATCTCGACCCCTGGCGCTGTTGGCCGTCTGGATCAAGCTGTGGGCGATTCGGCGCAAGCAATGGCGCTGATGGAGCTGTACCAGAACATGACTGAGGAATCGACGGGCTGGACTCGTCAAAGCTCGGGCGGTAACGGCATGGGCTTGGATGCTACAGCCACGCAAGCGAACATTGTCACAAACCGCGCAGACTCGCGCATTGAGATTATCTCGCGCCAGTTCGCTGAGACCGGGTTCACGCGCCTGTTCAAGAAGATGCTGCGCTTGGTTACGCAGTATCAGGACAAGGCCGAACAGGTCAAGCTGGGCAACAAGTGGCAAAACATCGACCCGCGAGAGTGGACGAATCAGTTTGACCTGACCATTAACGTTGGACTCGGCACCGGCAACAAAGACCAGCAGATTCAGCACTTGATGATGCTCAAGCAGGAGCAGTTGACCGCTATTCAGATCGGCATTGCAACCCCTGCGAATCTGTACAACGCCAATGTGAAACTGGCCGAAGCGCTGGGCTTCAAGAATGGTAACCAGTTCTTTACCGATCCAGAAGCGCCGCCCGATCCTAACGCGGCACCTAAGCCACCTCCACCACCTGATCCCGAAGTCGTCAAGGCGCAAGCAGCACAGCAAGCGCAGATGGCCGAATTGCAGTTCAAGCAGCAGAGCGCCGACGCAGACCGTCAGCACAGCGCGCAGCTTGAGCAGTTCAAGGGTGATTTGCAGATGCAGACCGACCGCAACCGTCAGGAAGTGGAAGCGCAGCAGAAGCAATTGGAGCTTGAGCAAGTAGCGCAGATCGAGGCGCTCAAGGAGCAGTATCGCAACGAGGAAGCGCGGGAAAAGCTGCAACTTGATATCGCCAAGATGGAATTGGAGCGCTACAAGATCGACAAGGACGCCGAGACAAAGATTGTCTTGGCACAGATCGCAGCCAAGCAAGCAGGCGATGCGGCACTGATCGCAGCGGAAGCAACAGCTAACCAAGGGGCAGCGAATGGCGACGATTGAGCAGCGCATCTATAACGGCGATCAAGCGCGCCTTGTGCTTGAGAACGAAGCGTTTGCCGCAGCGTTTGCCGATATGAAGGCTGAATTCTCAACCGCCATGTTCGCCACCCAAGCGCGTGACGTTGAGGGCCGCGAGAAGCTTTATATGATGGTCAAGTTGGCCGACAAGCTGGAAGCGATCCTGCGCGCCTCCCTGGATGACGGCAAGCTCGCCAAGCATGAACTGAGGCACGAAAGATCGCTGGCCGAACGCGCTAAAGAGGCGATCGGCCTGTAACACCCTGCCCTAACCGGCTAACTACCAGCCCGCCAATTTGAGCGGGCTTTTTTTGGACACTCCGCGAGGAATCCAGTGAAGGCAAGACGATGGACGAAGCATTAGACGCAAACACCGCAGCAGATGCGTTTTCTTCCCTTTTGGGCAGCGATGACCCAAACGAGAACGAACCGCTAGTCGATGACACGCCAGAGGGCAAGGCTGAAAAGCTCCTGACCTCCGAACTGTCGGACGACGAGGAAGTAACGGAAGAAGTCCCGGAATCGGATGAACTGACCATCGAGGTTGATGGCAAACAGGTCAAGTTGACGAAGGAGCAGATAGCCGAGTCGTACAAGAACGGCCTGCGTCAAGCGGATTACACCCGTAAGACGATGGAAGCAGCAGACGCACGCAAGACCGCCGACGCTGAGACCGCCAAGGCCAAGCAAGAGCGCACGACCTACGCGCAGCAGTTGAACAACTACACCATCGCGGAACAAAGCGGCGTGGAGCAAATCCGCGCATCTATGACGCAAGAACTGTTGCAGAACGATCCAGTTGAATACCTCACCTTGCAGCACACCCTCCACGAGCGGCAAGTAAAGCTTGGTGAAGCACAACGGATTCTCGGGCAGTTAAACGAACAGCAGCAGACCGAAGACGCAGAAGCGAAGCAGTCATACATGAAGGCGCAGCAGGATCAACTCCTTGCCAAGCTGCCCGACTGGAAAGACCCCGCCAAAGCTGCAACCGAGTCGAACGCCATCCGAACTTACCTCATGTCGCAAGGCTACGAGGCAGCAGAGCTAAACATCACCGACCACAAGCAAATCCTCCTGGCACGCGATGCCATGAAGTACCGCGAACTCATTGAGCGCGCCGGTAAGGCTGTGACGAAGGTGAAAGCCCTGCCAACGAAGGTCGAGCGCGCCGGTACGCCGGATGCAAGCCGACCTGACGGACGAACAACCGCAATGAAACAGCTTGAGCGCACGGGGTCAATTCCTGACGCCGCAAACGCGTTCGCCAAATTATTCAATTAAATTTAGGAGCATCACATGCCCGCACCAACTAATACCCACGTATCAACCGCAGCAATCGGCAACCGCGAGGACTTGACCGATATCATCGACCGCATCACGCCGATGGACACCCCGTTCTACAGCATGATCAGCAAGACCAAAGCGAACGGTACGCTGCATGAATGGCAGACCCAAGCCCTGCGCGCCGGTGCATCGAATGCCCAGGCTGAAGGCGACGACTCGACTGCAACCGCTGTTACCCCGCAAATCCGCTTGGGCAACCGCACGCAGATCATGAAGGAAACCGCTTCGGTCTCCGGCACCCAGGAAGCCGTCGATAAGGCCGGTCAAAAGGGCGAAATGTCGAAGCAGATGGCCCTGAAATCGGCCGAACTGAAGCTGGACGTTGAGTTCGCACTGACCCGCAACAGCGTCACCGCTGCCGCACCTCGTCAACTGCGTGGCCTGCCAGGCTGGGCTGATGCTGCGAACACCTCGGTCGGCGCTGTCTACACGGCTCCAAACTACATCACCAACACCGCACAAGTTGACGGCACCGCACGCGCCTTCACCGAAGCGCTGCTGAAAGACACGCTGCAAAAGACCTACATCAGCGGTGGCCGCCCGTCCGTAATCATGATGGGCGCAACGCAGAAGCAAACCTTCTCGACCTTCACCGGCAATGCAACGCGCCAGAAGGACGCAGTTGATGCCAAGTTGAACGCATCGATTGATGTGTACGTGGGCGACTTTGGCACCCTGAAAGCTGTCGTCAACATTCAGCAGCGTTCGCGTGATGTGTGGGTACTCGATCCGTCGAAGTTCGCCTTTGCATCGCTGCGCGGCTGGGAAGTCACCGACCTGGCTAAAACCGGCGACTCGGAGCGCAAGCAGATCGTGCTGGAAGGCACGCTTGAGTGCATCAACCCGAAAGGGAATGGCGCGGTGTTAGACGTGATCTAAATCGGTTCCAGCAGTAAAACTGGCGGCTCCTTCGGGGGCCGCTTTCACTTCTGAGGACAACATGACGATCAAGACATTTACACCAGATGGCGCGGCAACAACGACCATCGCCGGGGCTGCGGCTTCCGCTTCGGCCACACTCAGCCAATTCAGCAATTGCGTGCGCGTGTACAACGCTGGCCCGAACAAGGCGTTTATCCGCTTCGGCACTGGCGTCACTACCGCCCTGGCAACTGACATGCCTATTGCCCCGAACTCGACGGAAGTATTCACCAAAGGCGCGACGACTACCGTTGCTGGCATCTGCTCCGGTGTTGAGACTGCAACGCTGTATTTCACCTGTGGCGAGGGCCTGTAATGGGCATCATGACGACCCTGCGCGCACTCGTTGCGCCTGTCGCCCCGCTGCCTAAGCTGTCAGCCAAGCCTGACGACAAGAGCATTCCAGGTCAGCGCATCCACCACGAGTATTTCGTTGCCGAAGTGGGCGCAGATGGCCGCTTCAAGTGGGAGTGCCGGGTCTACGCCGCGAATGGCGAGATGCACCAGATGACCGGCTCCGCAGAGTCCGACCGCGAGGCGCGCATTGACGCGATCAAGTGGGCCGACGATCACAAAGCTAAATTGCGAGGTGCGTAATGGCAGTCGGACTTGTAGTAGCAGCGCGTAACGCGCACCTTGACGATATCCGTGTTCGCATTGATGCGGGCGTAACTGCTGCCTTCCTGCGCGTGTATGACGGCGTGCGCCCTGCAACTGGTGGCGCTGCGACCGTGCTGCTGGCCGAACTCACCTTTACTGATCCTGCCGCGCCTGCCGCAGCTGGTGGCGTGCTCACATTCTCCGCTATCGCTGCTGACGCTTCGGCCAATGCTACCGGCACGGCGTCATGGTGTCGCATCGTGGACAGTACCGGCGCATTCGTCGCTGACGCCAGCGTAGGCACGACCGGCGCTGACTACAACCTGAACGTGACCGCAATCACGCTCGGCGTAACGGTGTCCTGCACCTCGGCCACGTTGACAGCCGGGAGCGCATAAATGCCAGCTACCAAAGCACTATCAACGATCATCGCCGCAGCGACTAGCAATGCGGCAGCAGGCACGACGACCGGCACGGCTGTCAACCTGACGACCGCTTACGGTGGCACGATCACTGGTTTGCTGACCAATGGCGCAACCGGCCCAACTGTGCAAGCAACAGCAACGGTGCAAATCTCGGGCGATAACGTCAACTGGAAAACCTTCTACCTTATCGGCGGTGACGTGACCATAAGCCTGGTTACAGCCTATTCGTGCGATATCCCGCCCGGCGTGATGTACGCCCGCGTGGTTGTTACTGGCAATACGGGGCAGCCGGTAACGTGCGAAGCCTTCATGCAGGCCATCACGGCGATCTAAGCGATGCGGTACAACCAACCGCCCGGCTCTGCTCGCGCCAATCCTAGATGGGTTGCAAAGGGGTTGACTTCGCTTTACACGCCGACAAGCGGGCAGGTATTGGCGAGCAATGCCCTAGTTGTCGTATCCGGCGCAACAAGGGGCGCTTCACGCCAAGGTGTCGCCAATAGGTTTGTGGGCGGGAGCACGAACTCTGTTCAGATCGCAGCCGATGCAGATAGTGTGTTGGGGCTGTCTGACGGCACGATCTTCATGTTCTACCGCTTCACTGACACGACAGCCAGAACCGCGCAAATCGCCGGATTCTTCCCGCTTGATGCGGCGGCAGGTAATCGCGCCTTGTTGCAGCCGTATAGTGGAATTTACTATTTCGACTGGGGTACTGCACGGGTTAGCGCGGCATTTACCAAAACCACTTCACCAACAGCGGTGTTTGCCGTTTCTGGCGGCAGCAAGGGCAAGGAACTTTGGTTAGGTCGAGTAAAAATAGCCTCCGCTCCTGCTGACACGACAGCACGGACAGCGACAGTCTCGCCGTTCCAGTGGGGCAGCCCCGGAGGAACGGGCAGCAACGGAAGCGACGCAATCGAGTTGTATATCGGCGCGACCTTCAACAAGGCGCTATCTGACGCCGATATCAGAGAACTAAACAACAATCCGTGGCAGCTGTTCCAAGCGCCTGCGCCGATCTACCTGTATCGCGCCACAAGCGCAGGAGGGCCGGCTACCGGAACATTCGCCGCAACGCTTGGTAGTGTCGCAATGGCGTCTAGTGGCTCTGTCAGGAGCGTAGGTAGCTTTGCATCAACGATGGGCAGCGTAACTATGTCGGCAGCGGGAAGTGTCACCGCAGCCCCTTCCGGCACGTTTGCGAGCACGTTGGGAGGCTTGACGATGAGCGCAAGCGGAGCGCTACGTATCCCAGGCACATTTGCCGCAACGATGGGCGGCGTATCAATGGCCGTTGTCGGATCGGTTGGCGGTAACGCGACTGGCACATTTAGCGCAACGCTGGGCAACGTGACGATGGTTGCCTTTGACGCCGCGCCGGTAGCAATCAGCACATCAACGAATCGCCGCAAGACACCGCGCCGCACCACTTCTTAGGGATATCCATGCACGAACAGACAGCGGGCGTAGTAGGCCTGAGCCGCAGCATTGTCGATCAGGACGGCAAGACGTATTTCGGCACCTCGCAGGACTGCACGCCGATTGCGGAATACGCGAAGGCGCAGCACAACGAGGGCAATTTCGGCAGCAAGGAAGTCAAGCACGTTGCGCGCATCCCTAACGTGATCGTTGAAGCCTACTGCAATGACAACGGCGTCAGCTTTGAAGCTTTCATGGGCGACCCGGTCCACATCAAGCGTCTTGTTGAAGACCCGAAAAACGCAGCATTCAGGATTTGGCCGGGGAAAATTTAAATGCAAAAGCACGAACACAATATCGCCTCCCGCATCAACGGGAACAACCTGCAACCGCTGTCCGGTGTCTCCGTCACTGTCACCAGCGACGATACCGGCCTGCCTGCTGCCCTGTACTCGGACAATGGCGTCACGCTGCTGACGACGCAGATCATCACCGATGCAAACGGCTATTACGGCTTCTTTGCGGCTGATGGCAAGTACACGGTAACGCACACGAGTGCGCGCCTGGCTGTGCCAGAGGTGCGCAAGATCATTTTGGAAGACCCGCTAGACAATCCATCTGCATCGCTGGCGCAACTGGCGGCAAGTGGGGGCGCGGCGCTGGTCAAGACGATTGGACTAGGGATTGGCGCAGTTGCGCGGAGCATCCGGGATAAGCACCGCGAGCGAGTAAGCGTCAAGGATTTCGGGGCGGTAGGTGACGGCGTAGCAAATGACACAGCGGCAATTAACGCGTGTATTGCATTTGTTGCGACTGGCGTTGGCAGCGGGGTTGTGCTGTTCCCGACTGGCATTTACAAGACCACTTCAGTTATCTACGTCCCGATTGGCGTGATCTTGGAGGGTACGGGTTGCGCTTGTGGTGTACTTTGGAACGGCGTCGAAAACCGGATTCAAGGTAGCTGCATTTATGGCGTACATACTGGCCCTGCTGTCGTCAGCTACAAGGGCGCGTATACGGCCGGGGCGAGCAATATCTCGATCTACGGAGATCCGACAGTAACGCCACAGACTGGCTTATGCGCTGGGCGTAACAGCGGGGCATCTGCTGGCCGACACTCCTTTAAAGATGTGAATATAACCGGCAGCTACAGTAAAGCCGCTATCTATACCATAGCATCGGAGGAAAGCACCTACGTTGGCCTTCGGGCAAATGTGCTGGGCGGTGGGGCGCGATTTACCTGGTACATCTCGGATGCCGACGATCTTGCTGTAGATAGTTTGGTCACAAACTCCAATTGGCAATCCTCGATCATTGACGGCAGTAATTTGCTTCATCAAGCAAGTACAGCGAACTCCGCGGTCATCTACATTAACGCCAGGGCAAACACAGTGGGATGGGCGTTTAAGGGCGGTTTTACAGGGATGACCAGTGGCACAGGCAGTAACCATATTCAGATCAACATGGCCGACGCTGGCGCAAGCTGCAACGATTTTGCCTTTGAGGACATTGGGTGTGAAGCAGTGTCGAACGCGTCACCGCCAATTTCCCTTTTCAGGATTAGTACATCGGTCGGCGCTGCAACCTTGAAGGGCTTGCGTATCAAAGGATGCTCTACCGGGCAATTCCTCGCAGGTACAGCCAATTACCTACTGGTGGACAACAACATTACTCTTGAGAATGCCGACATTAGCGGTTCAAATACCAAGCATCCAAGTTCGGTTGAAAACGTCACTAACTCAAAGATTCGCCTGCCGGATCAAGACCTAACGGTTCGCGGGTTGGCTACATCCTCTGAACTCAGCGGCAAAGCAACGTACTTTACAAATCTGGCTTCTATTGTAGGGACTACTAGCTCGCGCCCCGTCGCATCCAGAATCGCATTTAGCGGCACTGGTGCAAATGATCTATCCATCTCATCGCCTGCTGGCTTCACCAACACGAAGCAAAATGTATTCACTATTGCGATTGAGGCAGCAACCGCTCCCAATACTTTTAAGTGGTCAAAGAATGGTGGCGCTACCTACACGACTGGCGTTTCTATCACTGCGGGCGTCGCGCAACTGCTTGCCGATGGCTGTTACATCACCTTTGTCAGCGGCACCGGACACCCTGTAGCCGATCAATGGGTTTTCACTGTTGATCCGTTCATTAATCCCGACACAGGGCTACTTACATGGACCCCAATAGATGTTAGCGGCGCTGCATTGTCGTTCACTATCACCAACGCGCAATACACCAAGGTTGGACGCATGGTCACAGTGGTGGCAGATATTACGTTTCCAGTTACCGCTAACGGATCAAACGTCGCCATCGGTGGGCTTCCTTACCCAGCTTTTGGCTTGCGAACGATACAGGGCCAGGTTAATTACAAAACGGCAGGCACTGCAACCGCGCTCTACGGTGGGTCATCTACTGGCCTATCAAGCTCGTTCCAGTTGGTGACTGACAACGGCACGCCGGTTACAAACGCGGCTATGTCGGGCGCGCTAATCGGGTTCTCTGCTAGTTATTTCTCTGCCTACTAAAGGCCCGGCCATGACCATCATCGTAAGCACTATCGCGTCAGCATCGGCGCGCACTTATACGTGGCTACTCGCCTCTGTCGGCACATGGAACGGCAATCGTAGCGACCTTGCCGCGCTGATCCCTGACTTTGTGATGCTCGCTGAGAAGCGGCTCAACGCCGACCTTGAGGCGCGCTTGCAAGATAGCGTTGTCATGCTGACGCCGACCATTGGCGTGAATACTGTAGCTATCCCTTCGGACGTATCGGATATGAAGTCCCTGAGCATCGCCAAGTTTGGCGCGCTTGAGTACATCACGCCCGACCTGTTTAGCAAACTGTTCTCAGACTCGGTAGTCGGGACTCCACGCATGTACACGATCATTGGCGAGGCAATCTACCTTGGCCCTACGCCCGATAGCACGACGGGCATTGCGTGCGCTTACCGTGCGTTCCTGCCGCCTCTTGCCGACTCTGCCGGGACTAATTGGCTGATCGAGAAGTACCCGAACTGCTACCTCGCCGCAACCATGATCGAGTCCATCGCTTACACGAAGAACGTGGGCGACCTGCCGATGTGGGAAAAGAAGTACGCCGATGCAATCGCCTCGGTCAACGGTCCCGATTGGTTCAACGGCTCAAACATGCGCGTTCGTTCTGACGTACAGCTCTAAGGAAAACACATGGCTATCGAATCTCCCATCGTCAACGTTAACGATCTCAACCCACTATTCCCGACCGGCGCTGAAAAAAAGTCAGAAGGTGACGACCATATCCGCAACCTGAAAACGGTCATCAAGCAAGCGGTTGCAGGCTTCACGGGCGCTGTGGTCATTACCGGCACCGATGGCGGCGCAGTCAATGCATACACGCTGACCCCGGCAACAGCCCTTGTCGCTTACGGCTTGCGCATGATTGCCGTATTCGCGCCGACCGTTGCCAGCACTGGCGCTGTAACGCTCAATGTGTCGGGCCTCGGCGTTAAGTCCGTGCTCAGTGTGAGCGGCGTTGCTCTGGTATCTGGCGACCTCGCAGTTAATCAGATTTACGCAGCCTTCTACAATGGCACGGCGTTCCAGTTGTGCTCGGTAACGCAAGGCTACATTGACCGGCTCGTAGTGTCTGCCACGCTCCCCGGCGTTAATCTGCCAGCC